AAGTTTTCGTTTTATAGCAAGACCAGCTGCTGATTTTATAAAGTCATCACCAAACGATAGTTTAATATTATCTATTTCTAGCAGCTTTTGATTCTGCTTCAATACGCTGTTTTTAACCGAAGTCATCACATAAACCAATTGGTCTTCTGTTAGTTTATCTAATGGTGCAATAATAGGTAATCGACCTAATATTTCAGGAATCAACCCATAGTCTATTAGATCCTCAGCTGAAACTGATCTTAGTAGATTTTGCTTCTCTGAATCAGTAATTACTTTAGCACCAAAACCAATTGTACTAGACTTGCGTAATCTACGCTCAATGTTTTTCTCAATACCAACAAATGCTCCGCCAACAATAAACAACACATTAGTGGTGTCGAAGTCTATATAGTCATCGGCATATTTTTTACCGGTTGATATTTTTACTTTGGTAGTAGTGCCTTCGATCAATCTTAGTAGAGCTTGCTGCACACCTTCGCCGCTGACATCACGAGTAGCAACGTTACTTTCGCTACGTCTTGCTTTTTTGTCAATTTCGTCAATATATACTATACCTTTTTGTGCAAGGTCAATATCAAAATCTGCAATGGTTAGTAGTCTTTCTAATACGCTTTCAACATCTTCACCTACATAACCAGCTTCGGTTAAGGTAGTTGCATCAGCAATTGCAAACGGAACATTTAACTTTTTAGCTAAAGTTTTAGCAAATAATGTTTTACCAGTACCCGTAGGACCTAATAAAAGCACGTTGGTTTTTTCAAGCTCAATAGTCTCGTCGTTAGATAATACACGCTTGTAATGATTATATGCACTAACGCTTAATAGCTCTTTGGCACTTTCGTGACCAACTATATATTCGTCTAAATGTTCTTTGATTTCTTTTGGGCTAGGTAGTGTTCCAAAATTAGATTCTTCTTCAGGCTTATCTATTTTTTGAACAATATTATAACTTAGCACAATGCATTCATTGCAGATATAAACATTAGGACCTGCGATAAGTTTTTCAACGCTGTCTCTGCTCTTACCGCAAAAACTGCAATTTAGCATTTTGTTGGTTTCTGGCATTATTTCTTACCTATATATCGTTTGTCTGTTGTGTTTGAAGGATCTTGTTTTGGTAAAGGCACCGCCCAGAAACCAACTTTTTTCCTTACTTCTTCTTCTGAACTTTTTTGTAAAATTTCAAATATCTGATCTACTGTAAGGTCCTCTTTGTTAAATTCGCTTTGTGCTAACAATTTTGCTGCATGTTTTAAATCACCAGTAGCAGCCTTTTCAATTTCTACCGGAACTTCTACCGGCACTTCAACTATTTTTTCAACTACCTCTGGCTGTTTATTTACTATCTGTTCCAGCTCAATGATACGTTTTTTTAGTTTTTTATTATCATCTGATAGATTATTAATTCGATCTAAGTTTTCTACTTCAACTATTTTTTCAACAGGAACCTCTACTTGGATGATTCGTTCTGGTCCGGAGACTTCTTTAACAATTTCGATAGGCTTTTCAACTTCAACAATGCGTTCAGGACCGGGGACTTCGACCAGTCTGTCAACGTATTCCACGACGGTTGTAGGCTTTTCAGCGAGTAATTTTTCCAGTTCAAGTATCTTTTTTTTTGGTCTGTTTCGTCAAAGTCCAAAGGCATTTGCTGTTGTTCTTGACTCTGCTCGTTGGCCGATTTGCTAACAATATTTTTTGGTTTAGGCTCTAATGCCGGTTCTGGCTTTTCTAAGTAGATGCCGCGGCGTGCCAATGATTGGTTCGCAGCAATCAATAGTGCAACAGCCAACGGATCAAATACAGCTACTAGCAAAATAATCATCCAACGAACAGCACGTTCTAATAAATTAGCATCTGGATTATCACCGTAGATTAATGCAGCAACATATTTAATTGGACCAACTTCTGCTTCTACTTTGCGTAGTTCACTAGCAATAGGTGCTTTTTCTTCTCGCAATTTTGCGATTTCACCATTTGACTTTTCAATCTCTCGTTGTGCTTTATTGATTTCATCTTGTAACACACGGCGCTCGCCTGCTTGTTGACGGCGAATTTGCACAGAACGTTCTGCACTTGCTTCGGTGGTACCTCGGTCTAATCTAGCACTAACTTGAGCATCCATTTGGCTAAGTGTGGTTCTAGCAGAAGCAATATTCTCTCGCTGTGATTTTATATTTTCTTCTTGTATTAAAATGCGCTCGTCAATCAATTGTACCTGAGCAGCAACATCACCGGTAGGTACAGCCTTGTCTAAGTGAGCTTTACTTAGGTATCCAAAGATTCCCAATGATGTAATAATCATCAGAACAAACACAGCAACAGTTAGATACGTTTTTAAAAAGTATCCAGTTTGTTTCCAGTTACGATAAAGCCAGCTAGCTGTAACAAGTTTAGCTACCTCTAAGCTACCCGCCATAACGGCCACTGCCAGTGCAGCGCCACTAAAAATCGCCATCAAACCTGCGATACTAAAATACGCAGCGATTGCCGCAATCATTAATGAAGTAAGTAGTGCTAAGATTCCAATTCCCATATTATTATTTATCTACTTAAAACTATAATAAACTATCTTATTATCACATAAATATCTAGTATGGTTTATATTGAAAAATTGCAATCTAGCATGGAGTATCCACACCTTACCTTAGTGGATTTAGTTTGCAATAATAATACACAGGGACGTAACTATCTAGAAATTTATCCGGCATCGCATTTACTGAAACAGCATGTCGATAAAGATCTCAATGATATAAAGCTAGGTCAGATGTACGGTGCCGCTGGAATTCACATTAATGATTTGTTAACAACTGTAAGAGACCTAATAGTTGAAACTACATATCATGATCTATTAACCTTGCCTAAAGCAAAGCAGATCAAATTACTAACTAACTATACAGTTATTTTAACTGATATTGAGGAGGGCGGCGCATTTCTAGGCTATATGGGCCCATGCTTATTGGAACACATTAGAACTTTAAACGTAATACCCAAACAAATTTATTCTCTCAATGCAGGAATTTATCAGAATGATTATCCTGAACTTAATATAACTTCATGCTTTATTTCTAGCTGGACTGTTTTAGCAATGCTCAATGATCAATATTTCATTGATCTAATTTTTGATAATGCAAAAAAACAACAAGCCATAGATATTCTATCTAAGAAAGAAAAGCTATTTGGGTTGTGTTTAAACAAAAAGCCCAGATACAATCGTGTTAAACTTCTAGCGGAACTTGATAAACGAAATTTACTAGAGTTGTTTGATTGGACCTTGCTGTACAGTAGTGAACCTTTAGGTACCGATCAAGACTTTGGAAGTTTCTTAAAAAGCCCAAATAATTTTAGATTCAATAATGAACTTGAAACAAGTGGCGATCAGGCTATTCTTACATTTTTAAAGAAACACTCATTGCCTAAATTAATGCCTGATGCAAAACAAAATACGTTTGGTGACTCAATTGGTGCATCACCAGAATGGGTAGGAAAATATCAGTATTATGTTAGTAACGAAACCTATTGTAACCAAATTCCTACTAGTTTGGGATTTGTAGGTTTTATAACGGAAAAGACATTTAAAGCAATGTCAATTGGTGCTTATCCTTTTGTGGTAGGTGTTCCAGACTCTGAGAAAAAATTAAAGCAATTAGGATTTAAGATCAACGACCACGGATACGATCATTTGCAGGGAGCAGAAAGAATTTTAGCCGTATGTGATGTGGTTGAAAATGCTTTTGCAAATCCAACCACAACACACGACTTAGTATTACATAACTTTGAATTAATAACTAATCTGAATTTCTTAGTAGGATTAATTACTAACCCTATTAAAGAAATTGTTAGCCTTCATAGACAGCAGAGTTAGCACTATGCTCAAAAACTTCTGCACTACGCAGACGTACACCCTGTCCTACCGGATAGCGGCAACTGAATGATTTGCCGTTAGGTAAAGTATAGCTTTCACCGCGCTGATAAGTTTCTAGTATTTCCTGCATGGTCTTGTATGCAAGTTCTGCAAACTTTTCACAACCTACACCTTCAACAATACGGATATCGCACACCGCACCGCGAACGTTTGGAATAGGACTTGCTGGGTCATTCTCACCGTTGATAGTAACCAAATCATTCATCTGCTTGAAGAATGGTAGATGAGGATCATCTTGGGCAATAATCATAGTGTGGTCGAACATGTACTCGCTCCACTCCTTGAATGCCTTAAGACCACCAAAGTCCATAACCCAATTACGGTCGTCTAGTGTTTCACTTTCAAAGATTAGCTTGATGCCAATCGAATAACCATGTATTAGACTACAATGACTGTGGGTTGAACGCCACTGTCGGAATGTGCAGCTTAGGCCTCTGTCGTTGCCGTATGTTTTAGTAGATAGATATTTTGCCATTGTTTATTCTCCTAACTTGAATAGCAATGACACGCAGAATATTTAAAGAGGGATGAGCGTCAATAAAGTCCTCTATACTTTATATTATATATCATCCCTCTGTTTTGTCAAGTATTTTTTTAGGTTACTTCTTTAGCATTCCTAAAACTTTTTCTTTTACCATCTTTGCCCAAAATGGTTCTGGGAAATGCCAACCAACAAATGCGCCGACCAAAATCCAAAACAATGTATCTAACATGGTATACTCCTATAGATTAATTACACCAGCTGGTCTTTGCTTCGCCGTAATATTCGCGAGCATAGCCTTTTGTGATTAGAAGTTTTCTCAAACTCTGACCATCAATGATAACGTCTCCTAGTACGCGACCGCCATATTTGTCCCAATCCATTAGAACAATTTGTAGTTTCTTAGCATTTGCGATTGAGTCCTTGGTAAAGGAAGTTGCTGCCTGACCTAACTTATCTTCCGCTGGACATTTAGCACGGAAACTTTTTTCTGGTGTGTCTACACCAAATACTCGGATACTTAATTCTTTCTTAAGTGGATCAGGCAACCAAGGTGCTGCAAACGCAACTGTGTCACCGTCAATAACTCTAAGTACGGTAGCATCGTATGTTACACCTGCTTTCTGTTTGCCTTCGCTTACTTGTGCAAATGATGCTGTTGAAGCAAACATTAAAACTAATGCTGCCGTTAAAAATTTAGTCATAAAAAACCCCTGTGTTAGTGCTTATGTAGTATTTAGCAAAAACACAGGGGTCAGGATTAACCGTGTCTGTAAAAGATATGGTTTCCTATATGTGCTGTACGAGTCAACCGTCTCCAGCCCGGATTTATGCTTCTTTCATGAAAGAACATTGCTCCGTGTGTAGGATCCTTAACGATATTCTCCATAACTAGCAGAGCAATTTTTAAACTTTTCTGCCAGTTTTTGTTGTATTCTTTGTTTGGTACTTTATCTGATCTGCCGTCACAGGTCCAACTGAATTGACATGATCTACCATACCGTTGATATACAACATTACAGATATCATTAGGGTACCGTGGACTTTTTGCGCGATTTAGGGTAACGTGACCAACAGCCGCCTTACCTTTATCACTTTCACCACCTGCTTCATAGTAAATGTTCTTTGCTAAACATAGAAGCTCTCGACGGTTGTCGTGTGTTTCTTTATTAGCAACTAGATTTACATGACTAGGTGCTGCTGCTAACGCATTAGTTGACGCAAACAAAACTCCAATGGTTAAAGCCGCGACAACATTTCTAATGGTTAGACTAATGCCTTGTTTAAGGGACATTACTCCTCCTCCTTATTAATGTTTGTTCGCCTTACTTAAAAAATATGAGTGCCATTAACAGGGACTGACCAATAAAGCCAAATCCTAAAATAATCAATGCAACCATGTTCTTTTCTAGCAATGCTTTTAGATAGAAAAGACCCATAGCTACCCACAGAATGATTACCATGTCAATGGGCGGTGTGTTATCTGTGAGACCGCTCATCAGCCCAAGTAAGGAAGGGACTGTAACGGCTTGTAGTGCAACTAGAGCAGTCCAGCCGAGTGTATCAACTGTAACCTGCCTAATTACGCTATTAAAGTCGGCTGCAAGTTTCTTACCAAGTGTCTTAAGACCAGCTTCGATGTTATTAAAAATGTCTTTCATAACTTATCCTTTGTAAAAAATATGACGGCCAATTTTTGTAATTTTCTTTTTGTTCCAACCAGGGTTTACATAGTCTGCATGATAATATAGAGCATTTGAAAGTGACTCTAGCTTAAAGTTTTCTACATAAACCATTTTTGCAACTTTATAACTTTCTTCATAGAGCGCATCATCTATTCTCATTGTTCTGTGACGACGATCACAGTACCAACTAAATTGACAAACAACCCGGTCCATGAATACATTCTTTTGATAAACTACACCACATACGGTGCTAGGAAAATCAGGACTCTTAGTTCGATTAAGTGTTACCTGTGCAACACCAACTTTGCCTTCAAACGGCTCATTGGCTGCTTCTCTATAAATGTTTATAGCAAGACAGTCCAGATCCTTTTCAATTTGTTCAGCTGATGCTCCACTGAAACCAGGCTTTTCAAAAGATGCAAACTTAACTGATGTCATTGCACCGGTCAGTAAAATCACAAACATCAATCCTATTGCTAAGTTGATGCCGCGCATCGAATGTTTCATTATCATATCTTTCTCTCCTTAGGGGCAAATGCCTTGTCGTAGATAGGTATACATTTACGAAAACCATTTTCGTATTAACTTATTATACTGCGGTGTCTCAGTTATGTCAATATCTAAATTAGCTTAGTTTTCAATGACTTATAAAGTTTTTATGCTAATTTAATAGAGGACGTAGCCTCTACATACGCCTTCGCAATCTCCTTGTCAGTCGGGGCGTATGCAATAACTGTATTTCTATTTAGCTTTGTGATGTCTGGCTGTGTTGTCATCATCCAGGGAACAATACCCATTCCCTGATTGCCCATTGCTAGTGTGCAGGGCTTTTTAAGAAGTAATTCTGAGTCAGTAATAGATTCAAATCTTCCTAAAATTTCTTCTCCGGTAATTAGTTTTACACTTACTATATCACCTTGATCTAATGGTTTTTGAATTAACATATATTTTTATTTGCCTTTGTACTATTAATATTTAACAGAAAAACTGTTTTTTGTCTACTGTTTAGTGATGCTATATCCTGCGCTTAGTCGCGTTTTTAACACAACTCGTCCATTGACAGGAAAAATATGGTGTTTTTAGGTATTTTTTTTCTTTCTTTGTTAAATAAAAGTGTGAACAGATACATGTGAGTCTAACAAGTTATAAAAACCCGCGTCCCTCTTAGTATACGCTATATAGTGCAAGAGAACTGCACAGACTGTTCGCAACGTTAGATATGGTAGGCGCCTACCATATCATTTTATATGAAACACCAGTTAAGGTCAACATTGACCTTACAGTACTATCGTTTCTTCTTTTATATCCACAGGAATACCAAACGAACCCGCGAGTTGTTTCATTGCATCAACTCTAGATGTTGTGTCGCGGCTACTATGCAAGTGAACTATATTTGCGTCGTCTAGACTGCACCCGTTCCATTCTTCTGCAAATGGTATATTTAGATTAAAAATTTGAAAAGCCATCGTTGGATCTAGCACTTGTGAAACATCCATACCTTGGCTCCATAATTGATAGTTGTGAATCAACTGCCCCCAACTCCAATCATTTTCCGCATGAGTAAACCATTTATCCATAAGTCTCTCACCTAGGTCCCAAACAGCTGGATTCATAGTTGCTGGATAGTATCGTACATCATCGTTAAAATAATGAGGTATTTCGTCGTGTGTTTTTGGATCAGTATAGTTAAACATCATCATGTTATCATACTTGCCAAAAACTTCTGTTGGCTTAAGAAACATAGTATCTGCGCCCATACATAAAATATTGCAGGGTTCCTTGTGCCATAATTCTTTGATCATGTACCAATGTGCAATTTGATATGCTCTCGAGTCTAGTACCGGCGCGGTAAATTTAATTTCTTCCCAGTCGCCTTGTAGATAAGTTCGTGCGCTGCTTCTGCTTATTGCATACATGTTTTCATAGTCAACAAGATCTCGTGCAGCCCTAGGATTATCCCCAGTTCCTTTCCAATAGCCCCAGTGTTTTACAATTGGACGCACAGCTCCGATAAGATAGTTTTTCATAGTTTCACCAAATAAAGTTTTCTTTATAATATTTTACAATTTTAACAAGCTCTTCATCAAAGTCAGCCTTTGGTGTCCAGCCCAATGATCTAATCTTAGAGTCATCGATGGCGTATCTAACATCTTGGCCAGGGCGCTCGTAATTTGTATCTAAATAGTTTTCTTCGGCACCAGGCAGCTCTAGAAGATTAATAATCTTTCTTGCTACTACAATGTTCTGCTCTTCGAATGTGCCTGAAATATTAAATATTTCATTTACTACACCATTTTCAATAATCTTTATTACTGCGGCCGCTGTATCACTTGCATGAAGCCAAGTACGACGCGGCGTGCCTTTATTGTGTAACAATACCTTTTTGCCCAATGTTAGATACTTTACAGCATGTGGAATAAACTTTTCTGTGTACTGACCGATACCATAGTTGTTAGTTGGTCTTACAATCACGTAAGGTAAATTGTATGTTCTGGCCCAAGCAATCACTAACATGTCAGCGGCGGCTTTGGTTGCGCTATAAGGATTGCTGGGTTTTAATAGATCGGTTTCTTTATGAAAGCCCTGATCTATGTCGCCATATACTTCGTCGGTGCTGAAATGTAAAAGTACAGGTGTCTTTTTTCTTCCGCTTATTTTTGTTCTAATAAGTTCTAAGATATTATGTACACCACTGATGTTACTGTCTACAAATTCAATACTGCTAACAATACTGTTATCTACATGTGTTTCTGCGGCTGTGTTAATAAAATAATCACAATCGTGAATCATTGTTAGATCATTAATATCTTTGTTTTCAAATTTGAAATTCTTATATGATACTAGATCATCTAATAGGTTCCAGTTAGCCGCATAGGTACCTTTGTCAATACCACATACATACCAACCTTTTTCCAAACAAGATTTAGCAACATGGTAACCAATAAATCCTAAACATCCTGTAACATATACAGTTTTATACATAAAGCCATTCCTGATTGTTTAGATACCAATTAACAGTCTGCTCGAGTCGCTGCTGATATGACAGCGGCTCTAACCAACCTCTATCATAAAACTTTTGCGGGTCTACTGAAAAGCATAAATCGTGCCCGGGCCTATCAACTGGTATAAAGTTATAATTTAGTTTTTTGCCCATTATGTCTGCTATGTTACTGGCGAACTCAAAATTGTTAACAAACTTGGCGCCAGCACTATTCCACTTTTCACATAAGTCTGTTTGATTATTAGTCACAAAGTCAGTGTGACTAGCAACGTCCCCAGCATAGAACCAACGGCGCCCACCAATCTGGTTTTCTCTGCCTACATGAATATCCAGTGTTTCGTTATTAAGTAACTTCTTAATAATAATTGTGGGCAGTCTGTTTGGCTGACACATTGGGCCAAATGTATTGTTAATGTGTATAATGCTCACTGGTAATCTAAAAGTATGTGAGTAGCTAACACATAGCTCTTCACCTGATGCTTTAGATGCAGCATACGGACTATTGGAACGATAAGCATCATCTGGGCCGCTATCGCTACCAATTGGTATAGGACCAAATACTTCACCTGAGCTGTAGTATACAAATTTCTTAAGATTAATTTGTCTTGCTAATTCTAACAAATTCAAAGTACCGATGACATTGTCCAGAACAGATTCAACTGGTGCGCTGATACTGTCGGCTGCACTCGGGTTAGCGCCAGCGTGAAGAATAATATCTATGTTTTTAAATTCTTCTAAATTGTAAGAATCTCTGATATTGTGTTCTACAATTTTAATCTTATCGGCGAACTCAGCAATTCTTTTTAGATTTTTTGTACCCGGGCGAACTAAGCAAATAACATTATTATGCTCGCAAAACTGCTCAACAAGATAACGACCTATAAAGCCCGTGGCGCCTGTGATTAATATATTGTTCATTGTGCTACATACACTAAGTCAGTGGCATAAGTGGCTACTTGTCTATAACTATATTTGTCTAAAAATGCCTGAATCATTTCAAATTTAACGCCGTATCTTTGTGCCCACGGTTCGTGCCACTCAATTGAAATGACAGGTTTAAATTTACTAATTGTTTGTTCTGCACCCAGTAGGCCAAAATATTCGTAGCCCTCTGTGTCTAGTTGTATTAAATCACAGCGATCTAATTCTAAGTCGTCAATTCTAAACGTTGGTATATTTCCTGCGCCATGAACATGCGTAGCACCAACATCCTGTTCGTGATGATTTAACGCTATAAATACATGCTCACTGCCCACGCAGGCATTAAATTTTACTACATTTGGAAAGTCGCAATTTAAAGAAAGTGCTAAAAAATTTAAAGGCTCGGGCTCAAATGTATAAACCCGTTCAAACATTTCTGCATATTTGCGAATATAGTAACCAGCATTACCCCCTGCTTGTACAACAACTTTTCTCTCTGGTACATGCTCGCACAGACTATCAACAACATAACTGTGCTGATTCATATAATTCCAGCAACCCCAATCGGCCGCGGGCCACCACCAATCGTCACGTTTTTCCAATTTGTCTATGAGTTTTTTCATGACTAGTTCCTCTTAATATTCAAATAGCAGGGTTCATTGCTGTATATAAACTCATGCCAAATATCCTTCAATTCTTCTTCAGTGTTGGGTTTATAAATTTTAATATTTGGGAAAGCCTGTAATGCTGCCTCATCGTCAACAGCCCAGTGACTGAATCCTAGATGGCCGTAATCTTTGTCTCGACCACTGCCTACTAGTTTTACTGGCGCACCTTCATGATCTAGATAGTTTCTCAACCATTCGTATGGTCTAAAAATCACAAAGGGTGTGATGCTGTAGCAAACAGGGATTTTATTGTTGTGTGTAAGACCTACAGCGGCGCCCAGCATCAGCTGTTCTGCTGCACCAACATTAAATGTTCTATCAGGTGCTACTTCTCTGCTTTTGTTTAGTACACCAAATCCTAAATCGCCTGTGAGTAGGTAAACATTCTCATCCTTAACCAAAGTATCTGCCATTAACTGGCCAAAGAAGTTTCTCATAGTTTATCCATGTCCTCTGGTTTTAAAACGTAGTAGTGTGTTAGAATACCTTCAGCAAACGGCCACTTCGGTGGTGTTGTGTGGTGTATTTTGATCCAGGGTAGAAACGCAAGTAATCGCTTTTCTAAATAATCTCTATCAATAAAGTCGTAAGCAATCATGCCGTTTACATTAACATGCACTTCTAGATTTGTGAGCTTTGCTTCATATATGAACCGCAGACTCTCCCATATTGATCCTTCGCCTGCCTCACCGTCGGAAATTAGGCAGTGAACTTTTTTATCTCGATTAGCAAGTGCGTACCCTACAGCAACAGTTAGGCCCATTCCTAAACTGCCTGTGGAGCAATGGATGCCATCCTCAATACAACGGTGTGGATGCACGCCATGCTTATGAAATAGTTTTACTGCATCGCGGCCTTCGTGCTTCTCTTGAACTACATATAGTGCAAGAGCGGCATGCCCTGAACTTAGAATAAATGGTTCATCTGGTTGCTTTGCTGTATAAATCTCGTCAATGATATTAACAGCGTTAAGTGTAGAACTAAGATGTCCTATCTTTTCATTGTAGCTAATATCAATAATTCGTCTTTCTAACGGGTTCACTTACACAACCCCATAAATTGGTCAACCTTCTCACCAATGTAATTAATCTGTTCTTCAGTGATAACAGGACTGGTGCCATGGAAGAATGTATTAGTTAGTGAGAACGTTGCATTTGGGAAATTGTTTTTAGCGTCCATTGGATCCATCAAGTGACTATATGCAGGTTGTAACATAATATTACCTGCAAAATATGGTCGTGTCTGAATCAAGTTATCTTCCAAATGCTCAACTAGTTGAGTTCTGCTAAAAGGTGCAGATCTTCTAACAGTCAACGGGAAAGCAAACCAGCTCGGATCACTATGCTCTCTTGCTCGAGGTAGATGGAAGAATTCTTCATACTTCTCGTATACCTTAAACAGTTGGTTGTAATTCTGTTTACGTCTAGCATGAATCTCATCTAGTTTTTCTAGTTGCTTAAGGCCCATAGCACTTTGCATTTCGATTGGCTTTAGATTATAACCAATTTCATCATAAACATATTTGTGATCAAAAATTTCATCGGGCATGGTTGGGATCCAATTATTGAATCGCTTACCGCAGGTGCCCTTCTTTAGTTTATTTGCCTGAGGACCTACACAGTAACAGCCGCGGCCCCATTCTCTGAAACTGCGAAGAATAACTTCTTGTTCCTTAGTTCTAGATGCAACAAAGCCACCTTCACCCATGGTCATGTGGTGTGCTGGATAGAAACTGCATGAAGCCATTTCACCAAAACTGCCTAGTGGTTTGTCCTTATAGGTACTACCTAATGCATCACAGCAATCCTCAAGTAGAACAAGATTGTACTTCTCAACCAACTGCATCAATTGATCCATGTTGGGAGGATTGCCCAACACGTGAGCAAATGTAATTACCTTGATATCTGGGTCACTAGCGAGAACACGCTCACAGTGGTCCAAGTCAATATTTAAAGTATCTAGTTCAATATCAACAAACACAGGAGTAAACCCTACTTGAAGTGTAGGATTAAGTGTTGTTGGAAACCCTGCAATAGGCATTAATACTTTTGTGCCTTTGGGGAAGTTGTAGCCTCTCTTACTGGTCAGTGACGACATCATGAGCAGGTTACTGCTACTGCCGCTATTAGTTAAGATTCCAAATTCTTTACCAAATAGTTTTGGGAATCTTCGCTCAAACAGGATACTCTTATTACCCATTACCAGCCAACCGTCTAATAACGTTTCAGCGGCAGCGACTATTTCTTCTGCATCAAAAAATGGGCCTGCGTAATTTACAAAGTCTTTACCCGGAGTCCAGGTCTTGTCAGCATTACGCTGTTCGATAAAAGTTCGAATTTGTGCAAGGATTTCTTGTTTCATGTGTTTCCTGTGATATGTTTTTAAGTTTAAATATTTATCAGACGTTTTAATTTGATTCTTTAGTTTCTGACATAGCTAGTATAAAGAATCCTGCATTAGCAGGTGTTAGTGTAACAAACGTTTGATCTGGCCAATTAAACATCTGTACGCCCCAATGGTGCCCTAAAAAACGATTTACAGTGGCTAAGTTAATACCTCTTAGCTTATAGTTATAGTGCTGCAAGAACCAACGCTCAAAGTTAGCAAACTGCGAATCGGTTAATGAAAATTTAGTCAATTTCATTTTAACCTCGTCTAAAACAAATCACGCATATTGTTATTAGTTTTAGTTTTAGCTTTACCCCAACGTAGCAGAAACATACTCAGTTCAGCTTCACTGCGGAACCTTACCATATCAAAACTTATACGTCTGCCAATGCCTGTTTCCTTAATCCATTCGGCGATAGGAAACATGTCGCTGTCGCTGATACTAGCACTAGCCCAAGGTGGGTTATGTTCTTCGGCGCGAAGTGTAAGGCGCTTAATTTCTCGCCAAACAATTGTCCTCACGACCACCTCAACAAAAACAATGCTAGGTCTTCTTTTTCATCAAATGTAAGAACCATACCTTCGTGCTTATAGCGAGCAGCAATACCAGAATCTTCTAACCACTCAACAATGAGATCAACATTGTTGACCCACCAAGTAGCATTACGGATAATAGCGTAAGGACCAATGCCCTCCAGCTCACCAACTAAAAAGTGTCCGGCGGTATCTCCTAGAGTTACTGTACTCATTCTATCAGTGACCTTAGCCTTTTTGCTGTGCATGTTCGTAGAGGCGCTGTGACGCTAGATTCTTAGCCTTGCTTTCGCACATGATGTCGGCCCATTCCCAATGGGTAAGAGCCCAATCATTAACCGGTTCGTTCCAATAGAAGTCGCTGTGTGCGCGAAGTTTCGCTTTCTTGTAGCCTTGTGCTAGCAGTGCGTCAAGATCGGGTCGAGTGTTCCTACAGTGGTCTGGGAGCAGGTCTTCGCGGGAAACTGAGTAATGAATAACAGGGCGCACACCGCGCCAACTATCAATAACCCTCTTAATACGTTCGTCATCGGCTTCAATGTATTCTCCATTTCTAATCCAGTGGTGGTGAATGTCTAGCACCAACGCACAATGATCCGCTAGTTCTAGGCTCGAACCGAGACCCCAGGACATTTCGTCGTTTTCGATTGTGAGGGTGTTTCTTGCTTCGGGGCTGAGTCTTGGGATAATTCGCTTGATACCTTCGGGGCCTTGGCGACCCGCGATGTGGACGTTGATCTTAAAGTCCTGAAACGAACGACCGTACCCCATCCATCTCGCCATATCTGCATGGTACTCAAATTCCTCTAGACTGCGGTTAACAATGTCTGGATTGTCGCTTGCAAGGACACAAAACTGTCCGGGGTGGAAGCTGAGACGTATGTTGGACCTTCGAGCAAGCTCACCAATAGCTGCAAAACGAGATACCAAAACATCAATGACATCACTACGATGCCAAAAATAAGACCAAGTAGGCTCAGTATAAACGGGAAGAATATCACTGCCAAGACGGACCATCCTGCGATTTTCAGGTAACGTGCCAACATACTCAATTAATCTCCTTGCGGAATCAGTGTTGTGAATCATAATATCCCATAGACGCTGTTCCGCTACATCTCGGGATTGACGATTAAGCCAAGCAACCGTAGTTGCTTTTGTATTTAGAGGACGCTGTATCTCCTCTAATACCTTTTTTGACAGACTTTGGTCTTCGTGCATGTATTTACACGCAAACCCAATTCGCTTTGTAGAATTATTAAACATTTTTTGTTGGCTTCAACAGTTCAAACGCACTATCAATCGAATCGCTGATATTGTTAGAAAACAGCATATTACCGTTAACTACAGGCTTGGTTAATGCACCTAGCATGTGTATAAGAATATGAGTCAGCACCTCTGGTGATTCGTGCTGGGGTGTAATAGGCTCTGATACCTTAACGATCTCATCATTTTCATTTAGAGCTAGTTCGTGAATACGATATATCCCCTCGCCGGTGGGTAAAGTATGTAAAATTAGTCGAAATTCGGTACGCATATGATTCCTAACATAATATACAATGCTAGTATAACAATGAAAACTGTTTCTGTCAATGAGTTTTTTGATAAATATTGTTAATGAAGGGTTTGAAAGAGGAACGTCATGGCTAAGGTAAAAAGATATAATTTAGCTGGTTTAGCTGCTAATGTTGAACTAGGTAAGCAAGGCTCTTATATAGCAGCTAATGCTAATGTTATCGGTTTCTATACATCCACTGATGTACTACAGAAAATTGAAATAGCTAATGGTACATTAGATACCCATGCTGTAACTAAAGCACAAATGGAAGCTGAAACAAAAGATCTTGTTCAGCATGTTACTGTGCCGTTTAACTATAACAGCGCAAACAGCAATATTGCAAATATCAGCGCAGGTGCCCGTATTATTAGTGTTACAGTGGATATTCCTAGCCCATGGGGCGGAACAGCCAATAACTCTACTACATTTATTGAAGTAGGCGATGCAAACAATGCTAGCCGATTTATTCGCAACCAAGACGTAGATGTGCTCAAAGCAGCGCAATATCATAGCCAGTTTCAATATGAATATCCAACTGGTGGAGTAATTAGACTAACTGTACACACGGGTACTGCAACTTCAGGAACCGGTGTAGTAAGTGTTGTGCTTTCAGGTGATACTGCCGTGCTTCAAGATGCTGGTAGCTTGGCACCTGTACAAACAATCGAAGATCTCGGTAACATTGGATAATAGGACTTTTTCATGGTAGATAAAGTTAAAAGTTACAATATTGACGGTGTTGCTGCCAACGTACAACTTGGCTCTAAAGGACCTTCTTTTATTGGTTCTGATTCCTCAAAAATTAGATTTGAGGACAACGCAGGTAATTTAGCTGAAGCAAGCATTAGTAATGCAACGATTGGTAGTCATGCTGTTACCCTCCAGCAATTACGAGCTCAAGCTAAAAATAAATTAAGAAATGATCAATTCATTGTTCGTTATAATGATGTAACAAAAAATTTAGCTGTAGCGCAACCAAATACTTATATTACGGGTGTTTGTGTTGAGGCTTCAGCGGTATGGACCGGCGCTGATTCAAACACAAATATTACAGTTGGTGATAGCGGTGATCAAAGCAGACTATTCAGTGGGTTTGATCCAGATGCACAATCACTAGACGAAACAGATTACGAATATGCTAATGCTACTACTCTTACAGCATATATTACGCCAGGTGGTGCATCTGCGGGTAATGCTATTATTACTGTTTGGTATTTTGGTGAATTAACAAATGCAGCAGACTTAGTAACCTCAAACTTAACATTAAACTTAGATGCTGGAGATATTTCAAGCTATAGCGGCAGTGGTTCAACATGGACTGACATTGCTGGAACTCCTGCCAATATAACATTGGTAGGTAGTCCTACATATACATCAGGCACACCTGCATACTTTTCGTTTAATGGTTCTAATCAATATGGTACTGGATCGGTTGCTGGCGTGCTTGGCACCACAGCATATACTAAGTCTGTTTGGTTTAGAATTAGCTCATACACAGATAACAATCTAGTAAGTAGCGGAACTGGCGGCCACTTTATGTTTATGGGCAATAATCCCAGTGTTGATAGAAAGATTTATTGCGGTCATGCTGACTGGGGTAACTATATTGCTTACGGTTCAACCGGGACTATCAATTTAAATACATGGTATAACGTTACACTAACATTTAGCACTACAAATGGTATGACCTTGTATATCAATGGTGTGCTGGATAGTACATATACTGCAAATAAATCAGCACTTCCAGGAAATGGTTCAACTAACATTGCAACGTACAATACAGGAAACTTACTAAATGGTGACATTGGTAAAGTATTGTGCTATGATAAAGAACTCACAGCCCCCGAAGTTCTACAAAACTTTAATGCATTCAAAGGAAACTTTGGTCTATGAAAATAAGCAATATACTTGAAACAGGCCCATTTGGGTGGGGTACAGAAAAGCGTCCTTCTGCTGTGGTATCAGTTTCCACTAAATCAAAGAAGGTTAAGCCTAACACAGGTGGTAGCAGCAAGCATCCATATCAAGGTAAACTAGTTGGTGAGAGTCAATGGGGAGAACCCAAAGATGTCTTGTCACAGGTTTTACAAACACTTGAAAAAGAAGTAGAGTGGCCACTGACAGATGTTATGGATCCACAACAGGTAAAGCAATTACTTTCGCCACTAATGCAGGCTGTAAGCCAAAAATTAAACAGCCTAGATGAAGCAGAAGTTAGCAATACCGATTATGAATTTACACATGGTAGAAAACCAGGTGGACAAGGTAGTTGGTTCTTTGTCGCACACCGCGGTGGTATTAACTTTAGCAAAGATGTAGAAGGTGAAGATTACATTCAGCTTAATCAAATGAGCTACGGCGAAGCTAAGAAAGCTGCCATTAAATGGGCAAAATCAAAAGGCCATACTAGTTTATTTGTTGCTACTTAATAAATAGTGTATCTGCCCCATAAGCAGTATCAACGGGAGATAACACAATGGCTAAGAAAGCTACCACAACTACACAAAAGCATGTTCCTATCTTTAAGAAGACCTCACAGGATTCTAGAAATCCAAAAATGGCTTCGATGAATAAAAGCAAGAAGCGTTCATTTAAAAAGTATAGAGGTCAGGGACGTTAATTCGTCTTAGTCTTTTTATAATCAATATTGTCCTCTTTAACAAATCTACAATGTAGATTGTGCCTACTCTTGAATGAAAGATATTAAGCATTCTTTTGATAAATAAGCTAAAGTAACTTATTATAAAGAGGCTATTATGAGACTCAGTGAAGTATTTTCAACATCAGAAGGCAAGTCAGAAAATCGCGAACTATGGGACAAGATTAAGTCCCGTGGTGTTGTTCCTGGCTTCGATAAAGAAAAGTACACAGATTTATCAGACGAGGGATTAGAAGGCCCGTTTCGTATGAAGAATGGCCAAGTATTATATTACGACCCAAAAGAAGGCAAGTATTATAATCGCGACACTGATATGTATGTTGATTACGATGATTATCGTGCAATGAATGAAAATGCTTCTTTGGAGGCACTGGCACGCCATGTTAAAGAAGGCGTACCACTATGCGACAGTTTATTCCGCTACATGAGCGAAGGATACTTTGATGTATTTGTTAAAGCCCGTAAGTTGCGCGAAGCAGGTGCGTTACCGCAGTTAGATTGGGAAAGCGAAGAAATGCTAGCCAGCGACATTGGCCAAAAAGTAAAACTCAAAGACCTTGGTGAAGTATACCTAGATGTTCCATACATGGATGAATCATCAGATGAGGGCGATATTTCACAAATGTCAGATGAGGATCTTGCAGATTATATTGGCGTTAGTGTTGAAAAAGTAAAAGCTGATCGCGACGCTGCTGAAGAGATTGCGAACGAACTTTCTAGAGATCATGCTGAAGAAAGTGTTAGCGAAGCAGAGTATCAGGGCAAAGACGTTGAGCTAAACAAGCCTAAGCGTGGCGGTAGCAAAAAGTATTATGTATATACTAAAAATCCTAAAACAGGTAAAGTTAAAAAAATCAGTTTTGGTGACGTAACCGGATTACGCACTAAGAGTGGCAATGCTGATCGCGCAAGAAGCTTTGCAGCCCGCCACAACTGCGAAAAGAAAAACGATCGCACAAAAGCAGGCTACTGGGCTTGCAGACTACCACGCTACGGTTTAGTTAAAGGCGGCAAGTGGTGGTAAGATGAGACTATTTGAAATCTTCCAAGAAGATAAAGCAGGCAAGGCTTGTCCTAGAGCAACACATGACCTCGAGTTTAACACAGAGAACAGAGACTATGTGCAGGATAAATTCAACTACGGCCCGCTTAATGTAGACGAACCCGGTGATTACTGGGATCGTGTAGCAGACGAATGGGATACCACCGTAGAAGCTGCTAAGAAAAGTCTATGCGGTAACTGTGTAGCATTTGATATTAGTCCTAGAATGGACGAGTGTATGCCAGGGCCTATCAGTGATAATGACGGCAGATTAGGTTATTGCTGGATGCATCACTTTAAATGCCACAGCGCAAGAACATGTCATACTTGGGCTAAGGGTGGTCCTATAACTAAAGACCAAATTAGTTACGAGTGGGGCAGAAAAAATCAAATGGCTTATGAGAAATAATCCTTACGCAGACTTTAGAGTCACAGAAAAGAAGTTTCTAAGAGAATTTGCTGCCACAGTAGAAGCAGATGAATTAGTTTGGCACCGAGATAAAAAGAATAGAACTGTTACTGTACTAGAAGGCACTGGCTGGAAGTTTCAGTATGATAATAAGTTACCAAAAGAAATCAAACCCGGTGATATCATAAAAATAAAAGCCTGTGAGTATCATAGAATTCTAAAAGGCGAAACAACACTAAAACTAGAGATCATTGAAGATGAAAATAGCTGAGATTGTGTCGTTTATCCCTCCAAAAAAGATCTATGATAAGCCCATAGATTATGTTTATGCATATCATCATAGATTTGATAATATGTGGAGTAGGCCTGCCAAAGATGATAAACCTAAGAAAAAGCACCGCAAGTCTAAACCCAAAAAATAGTTGGGATTTACCCATAGACGACAATTTTCACTTTAGCCATAATTGTCTTAAAAATTTTGATCAGAACGGCTACGATCTAACATCACTGGAAAGAGAATACGCTATAGTCAACGGTGCGCCGTTGGTTACTGACGGGTGGCGTAGTGCTGTAAAGCAACCATGGTTTGAATGTGATTCTATAAATGGACCACATATTGATCACGCCTATCTATACGAAAGAAAAACATTCAGTGGTGCCGCATTGGATCAAATGCTAAGGTTCGCTGAAAAAATTCCACTTGCATACAAAGTAATAAGACTTAGAGCTAAATGGGGGATTGACGTTAGCATTGATTATGTAAGTAAAGAACATGCATTTGAATTATTCCACTATGAGTGGGATGATTTTAATTTAGATAACGTACTCGATAAACAATACGAAGTTGAAAAAATTATTTTAAATACTGATTGGGACGATGCTGCACGAACTCTTATTCGACGAAAAGACGAATGGCATCACTTAGACTACAGCGGACAAGATAAGTTCAAGTCTGACTTTTACGGGTTGTCGCCGGATAGATATTTTTTAGTAGCATGGGACTAGTTGGATTAATTTATGAAAATAGCAATAACAGGTCACACAAAAGGAATTGGCAGAGCTATTGCGGATTTATACTACACGGATGAAGTTGTAGGATTCAGTCGCAGTAACGGATATGATATTTCTATTCCTGAAAACGTTGCTTTAATACTTTCCGAAAGTGCAAACTGTGATATATTTGTTAATAATGCATATCACGATTTTGTACAATGTGATTTACTAGATGGCATCTTTAATCAATGGAAAAACGATTCTAGTAAAACCATAGTTAACATTATCAGTAGAGCTAGATATGGCTTAGGTAAAGCTAAATTTTATGGTCAGACCAAAATGGAACTTTACAGTAGAGCTAAGAATATGCTATTTGACCCTGAACGACGGTGTCGAATTATTAACATTAATCCTGGATATGTAAAAACTGAAATGGTTTCTCATATTGAAAATACAAAAATGTTAACACCTGAACAACTTGCAAATATGATTAAGTGGTGCTTAGATCAACCCCAAGGTATTGAGGTTGGTGAACTAAGCGTTTGGTGTACTACTGTGGATTAGAGCATTTGCATTTAGCTTCATAATCGCTAATAGCAGCTTTAATTGCATCTTCAGCTAAAATACTACAGTGAATTTTAACTGGCGGAAGGGCCAGCTCTTCGGCAATTTGTGTGTTCCTAATTGTTGCGGCTTCCTCAATACTTTTGCCTTTAACCCACTCTGTAACCAACGAACTACTGGCGATTGCTGAACCGCATCCGTATGTTTTAAATCGCGCATCTTGAATGATCCCGTTTTCGTCAACCTTAATTTGAAGCTTCATTACATCACCACAAGCAGGTGCACCGACCATTCCGGTGCCTACATCCGGATCCTCTTTGTTAAAACTACCAACATTTCGGGGATTTTCGTAGTGATCAATGACCTTATTAGAATAAGCCATTATGATCCTTTCTTAAGAATTACAAAAATATTTATCACAGTGATAAATACTAATATGAAAAAAGTCATAATTTATCCAGGCCGTTTTCAGCCTATGCTCAGTCACCATGCTGAAGTGTACAAGCAATTAAAATCACAGTTTCCAGATGCTGAGGTATTTGTTGGAACCAGTGATAAAGTTGAAGCGCCAAAGAGCCCATTTAACTTTAAAGAAAAACAAGCAATTGCAACTGCACACGGGTTACCAGCTGATCATGTATTAATGGCAGCTAGACCATATCACAAAGACGACTATGCAAAGTATTTTGATGAAAACAATACTATTATTATTTTTGCAGTAGGTGAAAAAGATCTAGATCGTTTTCCGTTTAACAATGTAGATGCAAAAACAGGGCTAGACATGACTGTAAAGGGCGAGCCCCGTCCCAAGTATTATCAAAAGATAAATACACTACAAGCTGATCCTCGTCCTATGAGTGAGCGCGGTTATATTACGCTAGCGCCAACTATTATGACAGGTGATGAAGTAGCTAGTGCTAGTGCTTTTAGACAGGCGTTGATAGATGCTCCTAATGAAGAAGCAGCTAAACAAGTGTTTCAAAAACAATTTGGTAACTACGATGACAAAATTTTTAAACTAATTTACAGCAAGGTAACAGGTGCAACTATGAATGAACAAATTAATATTATGAGAAAACTAGCAGGTCTCCCAGTTCAAGAGGCAGCACCTGTACCGTTTAACGCAGAATCAGCTGATCCAAAAGCAGCTAAGTTTTTACCTCCTAGTGCATCAAGTGCTAAGATGAGTATTGCTAATCGTTTCCCTAAAGGTGTAAACGTCAATGATCCTGCTGTAAAGAAAGAACAGTTTATCAATGCATTACTACGCTCACCAGAAGCACTTATTGCAGAGTTCAGCGAAAGACTAGATCCTAAGGATGACAACAGCCTTGCAGTTGGCCAGAAACTAAGTGACATTGTTCAGTACATGAACCAGAAAGATACAGACATGCGTGGTCTACCAACAGATATGAAAAAGTTTGTACTAGACTTAACTGTTAACGCTGTGTCAAATATGGCACTTAATGCAGGCGATGATAGTCCAGCATACAAAGATGATAGTGAGGATGAGTTTAAGCGTGAATCTGTAGACTTATCAGACATCCGCAACGACTATGGCGTTAACGAATCAAAGCCTGACTTCCTAGATATTGACAAAGACGGCAACAAAAAAGAACCAATGAAGAAAGCTGCTAAAGATAAGAAGGTCAGCGAAGGTACTATGAGCCATGGTATTTTTAGCGATGATCATGACGAAGCAGCAAAGGCGTTTAGCAATCTAGAAGTTTTAATGAGTAGCCCATTGCCCGCCAGTGAAGCAGCAGATAAGTTATACGATATTGTATTTGATGATGAACTGTTTGATATCATAGGCGCCCAAGCAGACGATTCCCCAGAAGAAGATTTAACAAAGAATGTTGATTTTCACAACCGTTTAAATTATCTTGTTAAATGGGCCAAAGGACACGAAGTTAACGAAGCAGAGGAAGATGATGAGGATGATGACAGCTGGATTCCAAGCGAAGATGATTTTGAGAAAGAAATTCAAGGCGGTTATAAGGGTCGCAATGTTAAAGAATCAGCTGAAGATGTGCTAATGAAAGTTGCCACAGGTGAGCTAGATGCATATGATGTTATGAGCAATCCTAAGACAGCTGAAGAAAAAGTTGCTTCTAATAAGCTACAATCAATGTATGATGATGTAGCTGTAGATAATTATCTACACCCAGACGACGACTTTGAAAAGATTCTAGACATTGTTGTTGATCAACTTGCAAAGGATCTAGGTGTTGATGAAGGTATGGGCGACAACATTGTTCCAGTAGAAGGTGGCCCGGAGCACTCAATGACCGATAAGCCAAAGGCTACAAAGCCACATTTTGGCTATGATATTGAAGAAGCTAAGAAGAAAAAAGTAAATCCTTATGCAGTTGGTATGGCACAAGCAATGAAGTCAACTGGTGATGAACCACCTCTTAAGAAATCGACAATTAAAAAAGGCCACAAGATTGCTAAGGCTGTTGCTGCAAATGAAGCAGTTGAATCGACCACAAATAATGCTGTTAGTGCTGCACTAGCAGAATTACGCAAACTAGCAGGTATCTAAAATGAGTGAGATTGAAAGACTACAACGACTAGCTGGCATCATGCCAAAAACACTTGCTCTTCAAGAAGATGGTGAACCAGATACAGGTGACACAGTAACTAAAACTGTAGTTGGTCACGTAGACGATGAACCAGATATGGTTCGTCAAGAGCTTTACAAGATGGGCAAGTATTGCATTGAATTATATAGAATGCTAGGTGAAGTACCTAACGGTGATTTACCTGAATGGTGGACTGCTAAAATTACCAAGGCATCAGATTATCTTTCAACAGCAAAACACTACCTAGAAGCAGAATTGTATGCTCCAGAAGATGTTGCTGTAGTAATCACAAACCCAGAGGACAATGACCCAAGCGGGGTTTCATGATATTTTCAACATTACTAGCATTTGATATTGTTAGAAATGATGCCTACATTGACTTTTTAAAAGAAAACGCTAAA